TTCTATATTGTTTATAAAAAATAATCAATAAATATTAATGTTGATTGACATTGGTAAAAAAATATTATAGAATGTATAAATATAGTTTATAAATTAGTTATTTGGAAAGGGTTTAAAATGTCTGCTGATGCTATACAAATTAAAATAGTCACAAAAATAGAAGAGTTAGAAGATCAGATTCAACTTTTAAAAGAAAAATCATTTAGACGGATTACAATCCCTTCAATTAAAAATAAAATAATTTTTCTAGAAAGCTTAGAATTAGTCACAGATCTGGAAGAAATAGAAAAAGTCAAAAAAGAAGCCGAAGAACAATTCGAACTAGTAAATGCAATGAAAGAAAGCGTTTATCGTGTGCCAACTTTAGATAATTCGCCAGACTATGCTTTTTTTGTTCCCAATGAATTATCAAAAACTTTATCAGAACTTAAAAAAGAATTACAATATCTTGAAGAGTAATAATTATTGGAAAATGTTTTATGAACAGCCAACTTAAACGAGTATATCGACAAGACACCCAGGAACACACGAGTGTGGAAGAACAACTTTACGATATTAAGCACAAAACAGTTCCCCATAAATCTAGTATACAGGAATTACAAGTGATATCCAAAGAAGAGATAAAAGCAAAAAAACAAGCAACAATAAAACGCAACAAAGAAGAAGCCGAGCAAAAGAAAGCATCGGGAATAGATACTTGCCGAGGTTGCAATATAGAATTTCAAAAGATAGATACTAAGGCTGCTACTACTTGCTCTTGGGAATGTGCATTATCAGCCTCACAAACAGGAAACTTAAGTTATCTAGGTGGTGGAAAACCCTTTTGGACTAGAGATAATGGCAAATGTTGGACAAGCCATTTTCTTGAAACAGTTGTACACAAACATCAAGAGCGTGAGCTTAAAGACGTTGCTGATGACTTATATCTAGAAAAAGAACACCTCAAAGACGTTTGTTCTGCTTTAGGTTGTGAACGTATGAATAGAAAATGCGTTAACTGGCATCATTTTAAAGTATATTCTGATATAGAATGGTTATTGCGCGATTCTGAAAAGGAAGATATAGCTTTTTATCTGGAAAAAATGATTAAAAATTCAAAAGATATTATTATAGAATGCTTATCTTATACTCACGATGAAGGAAAAGATCTACCTGATAAATTTGATGAAATAGAAGAAGAAAATAAAAAGATTAAAGAATGCCGTGAGATATTAGAAAGAATAAAAGTACAAAGATAAGAAGGCGATACTTGAAAAATGATGCAAAAAATGCAACAAATCTTATGTGTAACCCTTTATGAACAGCCAACTTAAACGAGTATATAGACAAGAAATAGATGGAGCAGAGCGACATCACACCCAGGAACACACGAGTGTGGAAGAACAGCTTTACGATATTAAGCACAAAACAGTTCCCCAGCATGAATCATCAACCTGGAGAAATCCGTTGAACAATCAACAACCTTGGTACGAAAAAGCCCCCAAACAATATACAGAAGTCGAACACATTCAACACCAATTGATCTTCAAGGAAAATTATCACAAAAAGCTACCCTTTATGGCCGATGCCCTAGTAGTATTAAAAAAGATTATGGAAAGTGAGAAAAAAGAATGAAACAAAACTGTATCTTACCCTATGGTTTCGTTATCTGTATTCCAGGTAAACCCATACCCTGGCACAGAGTCGGCGGCCTAATCCATAGATACGATACCCAGAAAGCAGAAAAACTTGCCATCGGCCTACTATTTCGTAAACTACTCGGGAATACTCCCCCTTACAAAGGCCCTTGTCATTTAGAAATCAAATTCTATTTCAAACCCCCTAAAAAATTTAAACCCTCTTCTCCCTATGCTCTCGATTATTATATGCCTCACCGTCCAGATAAAGATAATTTAGAAAAATTTATCTACGACACCATGACCCAAGCTAATGTTTGGTTAGATGATTGCCAGGTTGTAGATTCTCATGTACAAAAAAGATACCTTAACTACAATTATGATAAAGAACCCTATACAGAAATCATATTCCAAGATTTATCTTTATTAGATCAGTATGTACAAGGAGATAGTTATGAGTCCAATAAAAGAAGGCACCAATAGAGAAAAAAACGCTATAAACGCCGTCGTAGCCGAGAATGGACACCAGGTATTACCTGAAACCCCCAATAATAGCACTAAATTAAAAAGAAGACCTAATAGAACTTCCCCCAGTGGCGTAGATAGCATACATGCTTTCTTTAACTGTAATACGGGATTTCCTGATAACATTTCTGATTCACAACTCTTACAACTTGGCAGAGAGTATATTAAATGGGCTAGAGAGTACAATATAGAACTAGGCGTACCTTTAAAGCAAACCTTTTGGTTAGACCACGGCATTTCTAGGTTTAACTTACAAACTTTTCGTAAGTCATTACCCGAACTAAATGAACTGGTAATAACTGGTGATGAATACTGCGGCGAAACTAGAGAGAAAATCATAAGAAAGTACTATCATGGTATATGGGCAAGACAAGCGGTTTATGTCTCTGACTATATGGCACATGATGAGCACATGATTGAAGTTCGCGAACGTATCAAACACCAAATAGACAAAGAAGAGGGACTAACACCTCAACAACAACAAACCTTGTTCTATTCCTTTATGGAACCATTTTTAAAAGACAAGAAGCCAGATATAGATAAGAAAAACGATGCAGGAAAATGAAGTACTGGACTATAATACTTATCAACCCCGCGATTATCAAGCCGAATTAACTCAAAGCATCTTATCTGGTAAAAAGAAAAGAGCTTTCCTTTGTTGGGCTAGAGGTGCAGGTAAAGATGTTGCTTGCTGGAACACGATTATAAGAGCAGCTATCCTAAAGCCAGGCAATTACTTTTATGCCCTGCCTACGGCTGTCCTAGCGCGTCAGGTTATATTTGATACGGTATTCGGAACTACAGGTAAAACGTTTATTGATTTCATACCCAAGGCCTACATAGCCAATCTGAACATATCTAGAATGCTGATTAAGTTTACCAATGGCTCAACCCTACAGTGTGTTGGCTCAGAAGAGACAGCAACTCGTTTGGTTGGTACTAACCCCACAGGTATTGTGTGGAGCGAATGGCAGGTGTCCAAAGAAGATAGCTATACCTATTTAAGGCCACGTTTGGCTCTTAATGATGGTTGGTGCATCTTCAATGGAACACCCCCGAGGTACTGCGAATCATTTCTATACTCTTTTTCAGATATCTAAGATTGATCCAGACTGGTATCATTCGTTTAAAACAGTGTACGATACTAAGCATATACGTGAAGACATACTGGCTAAAGAAAAAGCCTCTATGAGTATAGATAAATTCAATCAGGAGATGCTTTGCGATTTCAACTGTGGCTTTCAAGGCACATACTATGGTATTCAAATGGATAAGTGCAGAGCCGAAGGCCGTATAACTGATAAGTTATTTTATGATGCGTCATACCCAGTTTGGGTTTCCATTGATATCGGAGTCAGAGATCCGACAGCGGTAATATATTTCCAGAAAATTGGAAATGCTATCCATATCTTAGAGTGTGAAGAGTTCACTAACCAAGGAGTTGATTACCTCAAGAAGCAACTTGATGCTAAGGAATACATCTACGCCAAACCAATTTGGGCGCCACACGATGCAAAGGTCAGAGAATGGGGATCGGCTGGAGCGCTATCAAGAATTGAATCTGCGCTAAATTTGGGCCTAGAGTTGCAAGCCGTTGATAATCTACCATTGTCTGAAGGAATTGAAGCAGTTCGGATGCTACTAGGTAGATGCTGGTTTCACTCCACCAAAGCCAAACGCCTAGTGGATTCTTTAGAGAATTATCGCCGTATCTACAATGAAGAGCTAAAGGCGTATCAAGAACGTCCGTTGCATGACTGGACAAGTCATTTAGAATCTGCAATGAGATACTTAACGATAGCGCAGCCTCAATGCTCAGCCTCTACCTCACAAGAAGAGATAACCAGAATGTATCAAGAAGCTAAGTTTGGCCACAGTTCCAATATTCCCCCTGTCTTTAGGGATAATCAGTTCAACCAAGGCCATCGCTTCTAATTGAAAAGTATTGCATCAAAGGCTAGCGCCAACTACACTAGAAATGGAACCCTTTTGAAACTATGAATTTCTAAATTATAGTTGCTCTGTCATGGGCGCACAAATTGTGTACTGAAAGGCTAGTAAATGTTATTTCCTGATTCCTCTTTTTATGATAACTCAGACCGCTTTATGCAAGATAAGATATCTAAGTTTAAAAATGATAATCTTACATTCAACCGACTGCTATGGCAGGAGCAGCTTATTGATACTATGTACTGTGCTGGTGCATCACAAACTTTAATGTCCTCTTTTTACCAGCAGTTCCCCGCATCTTCCAGTTCTATGTTCAACTTCAATCATCTACGTTCTATTAAGAACGCAATTGGAGGCAGACAACGCCAACAACGCAAGTCTATGATAATGAAACCTATGGAGGGTGGCACACAAGAGACAGCCGATCAGTATACAGACCTTTTGATGCACGTAGGCGCTCAGCAAATGCTTGGGCATACAATCTCAGATGCATTTGATCAAGCTTTGGTTACAGGGTTGTCGCTGATACATGTTTATCAAGATTTTAGAAAAGATCCAGTTAATGGCGATATCAAAGTAGACGCCTTGACATACGATTCTTTTATCATGGATAGCCTATTTAGGAAGCGTGACCTATCAGATTGTAACGGAGTATGGCGTAGAACATTTGTTGCTGCTAATGAGTTACCCACTTTGTTGCCTGATGCTGCTAAAGATTTGATTCATCTTGGTAGTGGCTCTGATGCCAGCTTTAACTATATGCCAGAAGTTATATATGCATCTAAGACCCGCAATAGATTTGCTTACGATGAGTTCTATTATCGTATCTATAGAGATGCAACTATACTTACAGATCCCCAAACAGGACTGAAACAGGAATGGAAAGGAACTAAAGACCAACTCAGGGATTATATCTCATACTTTCCACAAATCTCAGTCAATCACACTCAAGTTCCTAGTGTAAATTTAGCTATATTAGTTAATGGTAAGTTGTTTTTTGATGATCGAGCTGTTGACGGCTGTGACGAATACCCATTTATTCCAGTTTTTGGGTACTTTGACCCATCTATTTCAGATTACCGCTGGAAGATACAGGGTATTATCCGTAACTTACGAGATTCAGCCTTTTTGGAGAACAGAGTGCAAACCATTCTGTTAAAGATGCTTGAATCCAAGATCAATACAGGCTGGATATACATTGATGGCAAGGTAATAAACCCAACAGATACATACAAGACAGGTGAAGGGCAGAACATTATCATGAAACCAGGCTCTGTCATAGGGCAAGATATTTCGCCTATACAAGCGCAGGAAATCCCCGCCTCGTACTTTCAACTACTTGAAGGATTATCGAAGAACCCAGAGCGAATTTCAGGGGTTAGCCAAGAAATGTTGGGATCAGCTACAGATACAAATAGTTCCGGCTTGCGGGATATGTTAAGACAGCGAGCGGGTACAACGACCATTGAGGAACTGTTTGACAACTTAGATCGTTCACAGTATCTAGTTGGTAAACGAATAGCCGAGATCATACAACATAACTGGACACCTGGTAAGGTTGAACGCATCTTGGGCAAGAAAGCCAGCCCATTCTTCTACAAGGTGGAGTTGGGAGAGTACGATGTAGCAATTGAAGACGGCGTAAATACGACTAGCCAGAAGCAACTTGTATACAGTCAGATCAGAGATCTACTTGATGCTGGAATACACATCCCTGAAAAGTATATCTTGAAGTATGTAACGATTTCCGACAAAGACGAACTACTTAAAGATATTGAAGAAGAGAAACAACAAGCTGCTCAACAACAACAGCAACAAATGCAAGTTCAAATGCAGCAGATGCAAATGCAGGCTAAGGCGTATGAAGCCAAGAGCATGGCGGATATTGGATTGTATGAAGAGCGCCATTCAAGAGTACCTGAAAACTTGGCTATGGCCGAAGAACGCAAAGCCGCATCGGTTAAAGATGAAGAAATAGCCTTGTTGAATATGGTCAAAGCTCTTAAAGAGATAGATGGTATTGACTTGGCCCACATGAAAGAAGCAATTGCCCTTATGGGATTGATAAAAGGCCAGGAGCAGCAACAAGAGTTGCATCAGCAGACAATGTCTCAGCCACAACAAGAAAATGGTCAAAAAACAGGGTTAAAAGATTCACTTCTTGGTCAAAAAACAGGGATAAGCAATGGAACAGAGTAAGTGTCATGGATGTGACAAAGAAGATTTTACAACTGCGATGTACTCTTTAGGTAAAAAATGGAAGCATAAACGCAAGATTTACGGTACATTTATTTATGTTTGTGAGAAATGTTATGCAACAGAATTAGAAGCATTTACTAGTGATATGGATAAGGCGGATGAGTTGATCGTCCGCCCACCAATACAATAACCCTTATAGGAACCAAATGAAACAAAAGAAACCTGATGAAAAATTACATTCTTGTGCTAATAGGTGGATATCTTGTTACATAAGTGATTTAGACGGATTGGTTATGAGAGTTGAAGGAGATTCGGAGATACTTATAGATTATTGTCCATTATGTGGATTTAAATTTGAAGAAGATGAAGAATAGGAATCAAATGAAACAGTCTATTGCAACCATGCAGGATAAAGAGAAGATCTTAGACAATAAAGAAATGTGTATGGTTTGTAATAAAGAAGAAATTAAAGTTCCAGTTATTCTTTCTGGTTGGATGACTTGTAATAAGTGTTTAGTTGGAATCTATACTATGGGAGCAAAACAGTATATGGAGACTTTGAAATGAGTATAACCAAGCGCATGGATCTACTAGAGAAACAGGTTAAGCAATTGGATGAAAAGATAACTGAATCTACCAGAGTTTTTAACATTGTATTAGCTCAAAATGATAGACTGCTTAAGGAGTTGGCCAATACTAAGGAGACTAAATGAAGTTATCTATAATCTTTGCCCCTCTTGTCTTTGCTGGAATGTTGGATTACACACCAACACTAAGAGCACAAGTGCAAACAACTAAGCCCACTATTATCGAAACAGTTAGTAAATGCAAACAAGAACCTGCGCACGCCTTACGCAAAGATATTCCTTTTTTGGGTAGACAGGAGACCTTTGCGTTAAACGTTGCGCATTTGATAGAATACATATATTCCCAAGGGTACTCGTGTACCTTTGGGGAAACATTCCGTACTAAGGCACAGGCTTTACTAGATGCGCATGCTGGTATCGGAATTCGAGACTCAAACCACTGTTACCGCCTAGCTATAGACTTAAATTTGTTTGATAAGAAGGGCAAGTATCTAACTACGGTAAAAGAATATCTTATCTTTGGTGAGTATTGGGAAAAGTTAAACCCTTTTAATGAATGGGGAGGTCGCTGGAGAAATGGCGACTGTGACCACTTCGAGGCGGATTAGAATGTTAAAAGAAAAAATAATGATTTGGTTTATTGATGGCGGATTTCAAGAATATTGGATTAATACTACTGAAATTGAACAATGGGATAATAATGGTCGTCAAATCGAAAGTAAGCCTGGAAGCACACAAGGAAGAGTTCTTTGGTCAGAGATATGTACGCTTGAACTTTTAACTTCTTTTCTTACCAAAGCAACAGTATTTACAAGGAATATTCAGCACATTATTTGGACTGGTGAATTTCAAGAGTTTAAAGAATGATGAAACCATTAACAGAATCAGAGAGGAGGCGGATTAATGGAAACTAAAAAATATCTAATTTGTCCTTCTTGTATGTTTGAACTACAACAAAAGTATCGTATGACTCATGAATTACCAATAAAGATGTTAACAAGACATTGTTCACAAAGTCCTAAATGTTTTGAAGTAGAAAGATTTAAAGCTTTAACAGAAGAAGAATGTTTTAAAAACCTTAATAGGATTGCATAATTATGAGAGAGTTACTGTTTATATTATTTCTATTTACAACCTGTTTAGCAATGGAAGAACAGCCCCCGCTAAGTGTTATTGCTACATTAACAACTGCTGCGCCATTAACACAAGTCGTTATCGACACAGACAAACTCAACATAGATATGCATTACAATATGGCCCTAAAGTGTCTAAATCTATCAGACATTACAATGGGTGACGAAGGTTTATTGCTGGTATTCGATCAGATTAAATTATTTGTTTTAACCAACAAAGTTGAGTCTCTTATATTAGAGAACACAGGACTAACAAAAATCCCCTACTTTGCAGTTAGTTTTGCTTTGATTACACCTACATTGCAGTATGTGTCTTTGATGCATAATGATTTTGGTATTCGTAGCGGCTCACCCAAATACGATCAGCAAGTATCTTATCTTGTTGAAGATGCCAGTATGCATTCAGATGACTCCAGGGCTAATTCACCACAAGCTTCTAGCGAGCCTATAACGCCTAGAGACAGTCGTCTGTCGACTCCTAGCGTACCACGCAGAATAACTCGTTCATCTACGGGTGCAGATATAGCGGTGTCTGTTGTTGAGGGTTTATGGGGTTCGATAGCAACTGATGTTCAGAAAGTAATAACTGAACAAAATACAGCATCTAACGCAATGAAGTTCTATAAGAAGATTATACTATTGGATAAGCATATACCGCCGATTACCGTTATAAATCAAACGACGTTGCCCGTAGCGATGACAACCAGAGGCAAGGTGTGTAAAGTCTTGGATCGTGTGTGTTTTGTCTCCATAGGGATGCTAGTTGCCTTGTTGCCTAGTTTGGTGCCATGGCTCCTAGAGAAATACGGCACTACGAATGGAAGTAATTAACTAGTTAGGAAAATTGGAGAAAGATGAGAATAAGTTATCTTGAGATTGTTATTTTGTTGGTGTTTATTTCTGGCGTAGCAATAGTCTGGGCAGATGTATATCGTTTACACGATCAAATTCAAACTCTACGCAACGAAAATGAATTAATGATCTCAGAGATCGAACACAATTATAAACTCATTGTGGCAATGGATAAAAAGTTATATCCCATTGTTTCAATGCCAGGAAAGTAATGGAACGTATTGAAGTTGACCCCAGTGTGAAAGTATTTGTTATACTTTTAGGGATAATGTTAAGTTGTTTTGGTGTCGCTTTATCTTTGACTTTATGGAATTTTGTTAAAAAGGTTTTACGATGAGTTGGTTTAACACTAGTGTTTTTAAGAGAAATTTACCAAATATGCCGCCCACAATTCCCTTAATGCATGACTCATGTACACCACCACCTTTTCGTATACCAATATTTGAAACCAGGGTCGCACAAGATGCCTTCTTTGATGAAATGAAATCTATAGACAAGTTGCCCAATCACATGAAAAAATCAGCTTATGCACTATCTGAGCAACATTGGTCAATATATCCAGGCAATCTAGTTTTTTGGAAAAATTCAGTTGTAGAAGAATATAATAAATCGAAAGATAAGAATATGAACGTAGCAGAAACAATGGTAGTTGCTTTGTTGAAGGATCTTCAAAAGAATCAGGCCAAGGTGCAGTCTTTTATAACAGCTAGATTTATCCCTGCTGATATGAAGAAGATTATTGAAGAAATCGAGAAGATACTAGGTTATTTGAAGCCTATTATTGACGAGATAGATTCACTTATACCAGCATCTATGCCAGAACTTAAATTAGTATTTGATTGGGCAGTAGCAATTATTAATGCTATGCCCTCGTAATTAGATCATAAAAGACCCTTTAAGACTAAACCCTTAAAGACCCAAAATCCCTAGAAGATGAAATAGTGCAAGCATCAAGTCTTGCACAAATGATATATGCTTCTAGGGATTATTTATTTGCAATAAAGAATTAATTAATGCTAAATTACTTCTAGGGTGGTATTAGATAAAACTTTTAATCAAAGGACTAGAGACTATGGCTCTAAAACATAAATCAGAAAACGGCAAATCTGAAGGCGAATTATCTGCAAAAGGTGGAAAATGCCCAGAAGGCGTTCATTTCAAACCTTATAGCAATCCACACGGTGCAGGTTGCCCAGATGGTTACGATGATACACTTTCAGGTGTTGACGGTGATATTTCAGACACAATGAAAGAAGTTCGCAAGGCTTTCAAAACAGGCCGTGCTTAAACACTTCGTGTTACAATCAGTTTAATAGGGGGAGAATCATATGCCAGGAATGTGTAGACCAAAAAAGGCAGAAAAGCTCTTTAGGGAGATAATGGGAGAACCTCAAAATGCCTCTAAAAAGTATTCTGTTAAACGTCGCGAGAAGGTTGAACCTTTCAATACAACATATGATCTCAACAATCAGGATCGCAGTTATGAAAACTACTAGCAAGAAGATGGATGAAAAGCGCAAAAAGCTTTTCTCGGAACATGGCCATAAATCCTTAAAGAAATATGAACATGAGTCATTAGCTGAACACAAGGCTGAAAAATCTGAACCTAAAAAGGGTAAAGCCAAGATAGCTAAAGTAATGACCGAATTTAAAGAAAAAAAGTTAAAATCAGGCAGTAAACATGGGCCTGTTGTGACTAATCCAGCTCAAGCCAAAGCGATAGCAATGAGTGAATCTGGGATGTCTAAAAAGAAGCATAAAAAATAGTTTCATTTGGTTCCGATATGTTGGTGGGGGATAGATTTTAGTTAGACTTTTTATCTATCCCCATTTCAGGAGAAAGAAGATGGGAGAACTAGATAAAACATCACTTACAGCAGGTCAAATGTCTGCTGCTGAGATTGATAAATATGTCGAAGTAGATGATGCTGCTGAACATGAGGCATCAGATTATTACTATCAATTAGAAGTCTGTATAAACAATCATCTCAATCGAGCTGTGTTCAAAGATCGACCTTATTTTTATGTATGTGTTCAATTCAAGAATGAAAAGTTACTTACAGCCCTAGGAAAGCCCACAATAAGACGTTGGTTTATTGGTTTGTTGGATTGTCCTAAGCCAAATTATCAAATGAATCTGTATAAGTATCACAAAGACCTTGATGCAATTGAAGAAATCTGGCTATTATCAAATAAACCAACTTGTAAATACCTAGAAGAACATAAAAATAACATCTCAGAAGGCGAGAAGAGATTGTTACACTACTATTTGGAGAAGAAAAACGGTAACCTTTTTAGGTTAATGAAAAAACTTAATGGTGAAAAAGACGATACCCCTGAACTAGTAAATAGGAGAAAAGACTAATGTCAGATGAATCAAGATTAGAAGAACAAATGATTAATGAAGCAATGCAAGAAGATGCAGCAAAGAAGAAAGCTGCAACACCAGTTCCAGCGACACAGGTTGAACCTACGCCTAGTGACCATACGAGTATGGACATTCCACTTGTTGCTAATGTTGAACCTGTACAAGTTGCCTCAGTACCACAACCAACGCAGGATAATTCCCCGCAGGAATCTTGGCGCTATTTACGAGAAGAGCGAGAGAGACTTGAGAAGAAGTTAGAGCAAGAACGTAATGAGAAACAAGAACTAATTAGGTATATGCAATCCCAACAAAACCAACAGCAACAAGTACAACAAACCCCAGAAGAAGAAGAATATCAGGCGCCACAAGACGAATACCTTGAGGGTAAACATCTCAACAAGTACCAACAACAAACGAAGCTTAGAATTGATCGTGAGACAAAAGCCAGACAAGAATCAGAAAAGAGAATGTATGAGATGATGGTTCAACAACAACTCATGATGGATCTTCCTGATTATAGACAGGTCTTTACGGCTGAGAATCTAGATAAACTTGAGAAGATGAACCCTGACCTGGCTAAAAGCATAATCTCCAATCCTGACCCATTATCTAAGCGTAAAGCTACATATGAAGCCATAAAGGCATTTGTCATACCTGCTAGAGCAAATGAAGCCAAAGAAGCAGATTTAAGAATGCAAGCAGAAAAGGTTACTAAGAATTTTAATAAACCCGTTCCTACCAGTTCAACAGCGTCATCACCTTTAAGTAAAGCTAATGCCTTTTCTGATGGTACCCTTACAGATGAACGCAAAACTGAACTGTTTGAGGACTGGCATAAGAAATCTACTGCAAGTTATAACTTCAAGAGATAAATCTCGTAGAGATAAATCTCGTAGAGATAAATCTCGTAGAGATAATTGAGAAGACTTCATTACTACTCTCCTTTCTCCTTTTTCCGTCATGTATTAAAACCACATGACGGTTTTTCTTGCATGTAAATTGAAAAAAGTATTAAGATATCTATGAGCGCAAATCTGGCGGGACATCGCTCCCCTGCCCCGGAGCGAACCGGTAATCAACTATCGACGCAATAGTGACTCGTCACCACATCTCTTAGACGCAAAAGCAATCTTTAAGTCTCGTCTAGCTTAAAACGTATAGTCGTACCGCTTGGTACAATGTTTACTATATTTTTTAAGGTATAATATCATGCAAATAGTTACGACAAGTAATTATAAACCCGCTATAACTGCGCAGGCTGCTGATACTCTATTATCCACACCTACAGCTAGAATGATTCATAAAATTCCAGCTCAGATGTCGGTAATGAAATCACGCGCCGGTACGGTACAGCGTAATGTTAGAATCAATAACTTTCCTCTGGCTACTGTAGAAATAGGTAACTCGGGCCAAAACCCAGCACCTATTATTGCTACAAAGATCAATATTGACGTAAAGCCACAACTCTACGGTTACACGGCCGTAGTAAAATCCTCTCTGATAGTCTTGAACGCCTAAGGTACATGAGTACTATGGTAACAAGGTGGAACCCTTTTATTGGTATAAATAATTGGGACCATGAACGCAGTAAGCGAGAGGACGTCTTAACAGACGATGCGGTACTCTGAACAACGATCGAAAGACGTTGAGGTAGGCTGAGAAGATCTACCCGCCCTTAGGGGTCATAAAGTAACAGATTGCAATTCATGTATGTCAATGAGCAAGTAGTTCTCCAGAACGAAGAAGACGTAATACACAATTACGCTATCCGTTTTGGTGTATCTATGAGGCTTTCAGAAGACAGATTGATGAGAGATCTTTTGGCCTCTTCAGCTTCGAGATTGAACTGTGTAGGCGGAGTGAATGGCGACACACCTAGTGAAATAACTGCTGCTGACTGCGTTGACGCAGAAACAACTCTAGCTAGCGCAGATGCACTAACGGTTTTGGACAGTATCGAAGGTGAAAATCGTTACGCTACTGCACCAATTCCTAATTCGTATTTCTGTTTATCGCATACGTCGATTATCAGAGATCTGATGGCTATTGGAGCTGCGGATTTCGTGAGAACGATCCGTTATCCAAGTCAGACAAACATTCTCAAGTCTGAACAAGGATCTGTAGGACGCTTACGATTCTTAACCTCGTCACAAGGTTCGTTAACTCTTAGCTCTAGTAAACTTGGCAGAACAGTTCTTAATAACTTCTTTGTTGGTATTGAAGCTATTGCGTGTATCTACGTAAATGAACTATCCAGTGAGTTTATCTATCTGCCTAAAGAGTTTAGCGGTGGGTTGTGTCAAAACGTTGTACTTGGTATGAAGTTCTTCGAAGCTCCAGCCATATATAACGATTTGTGGGTCGGTAATCTAGCTTCAACCCCATCAAGATAAGAACACGCGTGTTCGAAAGGAATATAATATGTCATATATGGACGTAGTTGGAGGTGTATTTACCTCCACAGGTGTTAGCAAAGTAATACCTATTAAGATTAATTTTGATTGGATGGAAACATACAATTGGACAGTAATTAATGCTCAGACCAATAATGCTGCTACAAGAACATATTGGCAGCGTGGAATGGCCGCTAATGACTGTATTTATACTTATTTTAATGCTGGTTCTACAGCTATTAATACCGGAACAGCATTGAACTTTCCAGGTGGAGCAATGCCTGGTTATACAGAATATAACTCAGGCAATGAAATATATGGTGCTACGAATTACACCAATCTATTACAGCCTATTGCTATTACAGCTATTTCTGGTGCTAATCCAGGCGTAGTTACTACAGCAGATATTGTAACACCTGCACTTGCTAATGGTGATATTGTTCGTTTTAGCAATACAAATCCACAAGTTGGTCAATTTGGCGGTATCGACTTTACAGTCGGTGCAGTAACAAGTACCGGTGGAAACGCTGGAACATTTACAATTGCTTTTGGCCCAGTAGTAGTTGCTGGTGCCGGTATGGCCGGATTCTATCGTAAATTGAAATATGATTCTACTTGGTCGCCAAGAAAGAGATACATCTCCAAGATTCGTTCTGTTGGTGTAACAACACAAATCACAATGACCGTAACACATAACTTATTGGTTGGTGAAATCGTAAGATTCCACATTCCATCAGTTCGTGGATCGGCTGCATTTGGAATGGTTGAATTAGACAATTTAACCGGAACTATTACAGCAATTAATACGGCAGACGTTGATGGTGTTCTAAATACTATCACAGTTGATATCAATTCATCTGCATTTACTGCATTCCAATGGCCATTAACTGCATTTGATAGATTTACAGCCCCAACAGTATGCCCAATTGGTGAAGATGCTACCGATACTTTCTCCAGTGACACAATCACTGACGATAAGATTATTAACGTAGCCTCTAAAGGTATCATTCTAGGTGGTAATACAACAGTTGTATCACCTGTTGGTGCCGCTGGGAACGTAATTTACTGGAAAGCCGGTAACTTCTGGACTCAGAACGGTTAATTAACTCTTCGAGTTGAAAACTCTTCGAGTTGAAAACTCTTCGAGTTATAAACTCGCATTGAGACAGTGGGGTGGGGAACTATCCGTTTTCCTGCCCCACATAAGAACGAATACACGGATACACACTTATAGTAGGAGAAAAAATGACCGAGATTTTAAAAGACACAAGTGTCAACGAGATAACAGGCAAGCCAACAGTAGGTGTAACAGATGGTAGTTCTGCTGCAATGACACCACCTGTACAACCAGCAACAGTAGTTAATACAGCGCCAGCACCTTTACGACCTGGTCAAGAAGTTAAAACACAGCGTGTATTTAAACGTAGACCTGTTGAGAAAGATGTAACTAAGCAAACCAAGGAAGAAGTTGAGTACATCTTGGATGAATACTCTGAGATAGTTTCAGGAACTATTATTAACCATGAACAACCTGGTAATCCAGTTGAGTTCTGGTTTAGAGGTAATGGTTGTCCTGATATAACCAAGTTTGAGTTTGCTGACAACAGTTATGTAAAGATGCCAGTTGGTGTAGCTGAGCATATAAATAAGAACTGCTGGATAGGCAAAGACCGTGATGGTGTAAATGAAGTTGGCAAGGCAATAATCGAAGTAGGACGCAAAGTACGCCGCTACTCGTTTATCCCTAGTGGGTACTTTGGATCTATTGATTTGAAGCCCGTGGGCGAAGCGATGTTGCCACTTTACAAACAGTAATAGGAAATAGGAAATGTTTTGCATAGAAGCGCCGGATCATCTTATTAGACCATGTACTAAATTGATACAAAATGTGACCAATGCGAATCCTGCATTGGTCACGACCATTAACCATCATCATTACAAATCAGGAATAATGGTTCGTTTAGTAATACCGGAGTCTTGTGGGATGCAACAAGCAAATGGATTAGATGGCGAGATTACTTTTGTAGATGATAACAACTTTACCATAGCTATAGACACCACTCATTTTGATGTATTTGCCATCCCTACGGTGTTTTTACCAACTCCTGGTGGTATTCCAACTTGGGTTAACACTTGTCCACAGGCCGTTCCTTGTGGCGATACCAGTACCGGAGAACATGCCAAAGAACCAAGCAAATTAGCCCCTAAGAACATTAATAGGATTCAGCAGGGGTATTATAATCAAGTACCTATGAAAGACTGGAGGTAGTCATGCCAATAATTGATACCGGATTTTCAACTCTGCAAAACATTATCCAAAAAGTTAGAACCATTACATTCAGACCATCTGTTAATCAGATATCAGATGACCAGATAAAACATTATATAAATGTTTTTACTCTTTATGGATTTCCTGAGGATATTAAGTTATTCAATTTAAAGAAGACTTTGACGTTTTATACCAATCCATACATCGATATTTATGATACTTCAAATCTGTTGCCTGATGATCCACTATATAACTTTTACAATACATATACCTTTACGGGTGATCCCGTATATGTAAATGGTTTACAGGCTACGTTTCTACAAGACAGAACGCAGTTCTTTAATCTATATCCATTTATCTACTCAACTGATACTATTGGCACCGGAGATGGAATTAATGTAAATTTTTCTGGTTTTTTACCCAATCATCCATGCTTGGAGAATAATGTCATTATAACTTCAACTGATAGTTATGGCGTAGGAATAGTTGTTCAAGATATACCGGATATTAATCCCATAACGGGATACTATTTGCCACATGGAACTCTAGTAGAACCTAATTTTAAATCTGTAGCTCTAGGAACTATAGATTATGTAACAGGTGCTTACACTGTAACATTACCAACTCCTCCTGGCCCTAATGAAAATATAACAGCAAAGACTAGTTACTATAATCCATCAATACCAAGAACAGTTCTATTTTTTGATAAACAATTCACCATACGGCCAGTACCCGACAGTGTTTATGCTATAAATGTTGAAGTTTATAAACGTCCTGATGCTTTATTGGATACGGCACAAATGCCTGAGTTGGCTCAGCATTGGATGTATATTGCTTATGGTGCTGCTCTTGAGATCTTTATGGATAATAGAGACATGGATAGTTATAACGAGAAACTAGGTCGGTTTAAAGAACTGGAGCAGGAAGTAAGGACTAAGGCAGCTATGCAGTTATCACAACAAAAGGTAACAACTATTTATGACATGCCTTACTACTATGGGAACTACAACAACCCATTCGGCTACAGGATTTAGAGATGATAGAACTAATATTATTTATAACATTCTTTATTGCAATTCTAGCTTCTATGTTTTACGTAATTAAAAGGGATTAAAAATGTAT